CGGATCTAATTTCGTCGCCGCATCTGCCACCGTCGCTGGCACTAACGTCTCTGGAACCATCTCCTCGAACGGCATGAGCTTGAGCGTTGGGGCCACGGCGCTCTCCTCGTGGTGGCCATGGGAGCCTGCTTCAACATCATCGCAGACTTATGGGGCATTCGGGACTTCTACGGCATCCGCGATGGTGTTTCCGTTCTTCGTTGATGACGTCGTAAAGTTCAACTGCGTTAACCTGCTCATGTCGATGTCGTTCGTATCCTCGACGTCGTCAGGGCAGCAGACCATCCGAAGCAACTTCGGGCTGTTCAGCAACAACGCCGGGACACTTTCTCTCATCAGCTCCAGCTCGTTCTCGATGTGCGCCACGGTATCGAGCGTATCGGCCACGCTGAGCTATCCAAGCGCCACCGGGACAGCGGGGTATACCTACACCACCCTCGGCGTCACCACGACGGCACAAGCACATTCCCTCTTCGGGACCGCAGGGAATCGTATTGTCCAGCTCCAGTTTGGGAACTCCATGCTCCTGAATCCTGGAATGTACTGGCTGGGGCTGCAACAGTGGCAGTCGACGGCATCCGCCGCGGTGGGCGTTTCCACGGCGCTGGTAGGAAACGCCATGAACGGTAGCGGCGGCGTCGGCGGCATAGGACTCTCGACTGCGCAATTCACGGCCAGTTCCGCCTACCACCTCGGCGCTCACGGAGTATTCACCAACACTGCACTAGCTGGGCACAGCGGCACCAACCTTCCTGGAACCATGGGGTTGACGGCATTCAACAACAACCTGAATGTCATGCCCCTGTTTACCTTCCTGAGCACCTAGGCTATGGTGAACGCATGAGCAAGCCGGGCCTCATTGTTCAGGACTTCGGGGGCATCCACAACTCAGATCCGACGGCAACCGCCGCGCGCCTGATGAAGGGCGGAAGCTGGAAGAAGCAGCGGGTGATCGTCGTGCTACCAGCCGGTGACGACATCCCGGCGAAGGTCGCGCTCTCCCACTGGAACCTGATATTCCCGCCGAACAACGGAGTGTTCCGCATACTCGCTCAGGGCATGGAAGTGGGCGATGCCTACTCAACGGCCATCGAGTCCGTGCTGGCTCACCCGGAGCTTTCGCAGTGGGAATTTCTGCTCACCCTTGAGCACGACAACATGCCGCCACAGGATGGGCTCGTTAGGCTGGTAGAGCGCATGGAGGCGCACCCTGAACTGGACTGCATCGGCGGGCTGTACTTCACCAAGGGTGAGGGCGGCGTCCCGCAGATTTGGGGAGACGTGAAAGACTCGGTGCTCAACTTCCGCCCGCAAGTCCCCGATCCGAATGGTGGCCTAGTCGAGTGCTGCGGCACCGGGATGGGCTTCAACCTCTGGCGTCTGTCGATGTTCAAGGACACTAACCTGCGCAAGCCATGGTTCAAGACGATCAATGGCGTGAATGGGCCAGGGGTAGGAACACAAGATTTGTACATGTGGTCTGATGCGAGGAAATACGGGCATCGCTGCGCAATTGATTGCTCGGTGAAGGTTGGCCACTACGACAAGCAAAACGACATGGTGTGGTAGCAAAAGGACCAATGGAAAACGAAACACTCAAGCTCGACCTCGGATGTGGAACGCAAAAGAAAATAGGGTTCACCGGCATCGACTCGCGCCAGTTTGAAGGCGTCGATCAAGTCGTGGACCTGCGAGGACCGTGGCCATGGGCACCCGACAGCGTGGACGAGGTGAACGCTTCCCACGTGGTCGAACACTTCGGAGCCATGGAGCGCGTCCACTTCGTGAATGAGTTGCACCGAGTGCTCAAGAAGGGAGCCAAGGCGTTTGTCGCCGTCCCGCACTGGTGCTCCCAGCGCGCCTATGGGGACATGACCCATCAGTGGCCGCCGGTGTCCGAATTCTGGTTCTACTACCTGAACAAGGAATGGCGCGCGGTCAACGCTCCCCACAACGATTTCTACACGTGCGACTTCGACGCCACTTGGGGCTACGCCTTGCGGCCTGACATCGGAACGCGCAACCAGGAATTCCAGATGTTCGCCATGCAGAACTACAAGGAGGCGTGCATGGACACCATTGCCACGTTGGTCAAGAAGTAACTACGAAAGGATCCAATGACCACAGAAGCAACCGCAGCCCCCGCTCCCGTTGAGACGACAGCAACCGCAGCTCCCACCGAAGGCGCGACGACGACCGCAGCGGCAAATCCTGCACTGGCTGGCCTCGCAGAGGCCGTGGCTGGCTATCAGGAACGGCGCGCGCGGGTCATGGGCACGCAACCCCCAGCGGCGAACAAAGACGCTCCAGCCGCATCCGCGGCGGCCAAGGTAGAAGGCGAGAAGCCAGCGGAGTCTAAGACGGATCCGTCAAAGCCGGCCGAGCCCGCCAAGGAAGCACCCAAGCCCGACGAGGTGTCAGAGGGCATGGTGCGCATCCTTCGGCAGCAGCGGGCGATGGACCGCCAGCGGAGAGAAGTTGCCGCCGAGAAGAGCGCCGCAGAAGCTGAACGCGCCGCCATCGCCGCCGAGCGCACGCAGCACGCCCAGCAACTTGAGGCTGCGCGCAAGTTCGAGGAGACGCGCAAGAAGGATCCGGTTGCCGCGACGATGGAACTACTTGGAAAAGACGCGCTTGCGGGCACGTTCCCGCTCGACCTGATCAACCGACTGGCCGAGCAGGAAGGTCCGCCCACACCTGAGCAGATCGCCGAGATTGCCACCGCCAAGGCCGAAGCCAACATTCGAGCGAAGATGGCAGAAGAAGCCAAGGCCAAGAAGGCAGAAGACCTGGAGGCGAAGACCGCAGCCGAGGCCGCCAGGGCCGCCGACCTGGAGACGAAAAAGACGGCGTTTTTCACCGGTCTGGCCCACCAACTCAAGACCGACGTGGACAAATATCCCTACCTCGTGGCCAAGCCCGTCGGATGGGACGAGGTTGACCAGTTCGTGGTGGGGACGTTCAACCGCACCGGAAAGCCGCCGCTTCCCGAGGAGATTTTCAAGCACTTCGACGGCGAACGCGAGAAGGACGCCGCCGCCTTGGCCGCCATCTACAACAAGCGCAACACCAAGACCGCGCCAACCGCTCCGGCTCCCAAGACATCAACCGCCCGCGCATCTACGGAAGCCCCACGCGACACTAGGGGCAGGGTAGAGACGCCGACAGAGGGAGAAACCCAGCGCCAGCGCCTTGAAAGAGTGGCGCGCGAGCTGAACAACGCTTTTCCTCGTTGACAGGGTTTCGTATCCGTGCTTGCATAGTGTAGCAACCTGAAATCAAACCGCGTCTGTCACCTGCGGAACTGTCGAGAGTGAGCCGGGCCGAGTGAGCCCGCTCAAAACGCTTTTCCAAAGGTGACAACATGGGCGCTACATTTTCAGACATCCTGCCAGCACTGCACGAGCACGTGCTTGGCAAAAACGTCATCGAGACGTTCTTCAAGAGTACTAAGGACATCAACCCGCTGCTGGCCTCGATGGAAGCCATGGCGGACACGGGCGAAGGCATGGGCCGCAAGTTGGTTGTGCCGTTCGTTTACGGGACCGGCGCCAGCATCGGCACCAACATCACCAAGACCGTGGCCAAGGCCAACGGCAGCACGGCGGGCAGCCGCGCGCTGTATAGCCGCTGGGAAATTAACGCCACCAACATCGATGCCGTCGCGCAGTGGGATCGCGATTCAGTGGACGCCGCCGCCGGCAAGGGAGCGGGCGACCTGTTCAAGGTCGTATCGACCGAAATGAACGCCAAGATCGCCGCGACTCGTACGAACCTGGCCAAGTACGCGTTCGGCGACGGGACTGGCGCTCTCGCCACCGTCATCGCCGTGAGCGCATCCCCGGCATACGTCACCGTCGACACGACCTACATCAACCGCTTCGAGGTTGGTCAGGATCTCGTCGCCGCGACTTCGACCGTCGCCGCGCTGAAAAACACCGGCACGACCATCGCCGTCACTGGAACCGATCCCGACCTCGGCAAGATCTACTTGGCAAGTGATCCGACGGTGAACACTGCATGGGCGGCCGGAGACTCCCTGTTCCTGGACAACGACCGCACGGCGGCCACTGCTCTTTCGACCTACGCCAACTATTCCCTTCCGTGGGGAATGAAGGCATGGCTCCCTGGCGCCAGCGTCACCGACAGCGCGCCGTTCAACGGCGTCACCCGCGATGGCATTTGGCAGCTCTCCGGGCAGACATACGACTGCACTGGCAAGGAGCCAGAAGCCGCCTTCATCGGCGCTCTCGGTCGGCTCTTCACCACGGGTGGAACCAAGGCGGACGCGCTCATCTGCAACCCCGACGACTATAACGCGTTCATGGCGAACAAGGACAAGAGCAAGATCGTCCAGATTGCCATCGGCAAGTACGAGCTCGGTTTCGACGCCTTCAAGGTCAACAGCCTTGCCGGAAACGTTCCTGTGCTCCCCGATGCGTTCTGTCCCAAGGGCGAGTTCTACGCTGGTCCGTTCAATGATCCGGAGTTCTGCCCGCGCATCGTCTACGTCGGCGATCTCATCCAGATCGACAACAAGGACGGCCTGGAGTTCCGCCAGGTAGCAGGCACGCGCAACTATCGCGCGAACATGTACTTCCGCGGAAACACCGTTCTACCCGCCCCTGGGAAGTTCGTGCGCGGCTACTCCTTGACCACGTAACCCCGCCGGAGAGTGGGTGGCGCCGTACCGGCTGCCCACTCTCCGGCCCTCCAACGAGGTGATTCATGCTGCCAGCAAAGCTAGGAATGAAGGACGACGAAGAAGGCGGAAAGCCGGCGGTGATGATTGCCGTTGGCAAGGTCAAGCCGAAGCTATCCCCGCGGCTCGGCGAAGAGTCGAGCGACGAACCCGACGAAGAAGAAGTGCTCGACCCGAAACAGGCGCAGAAGGACGCAACCGCTGAGATCATCTCGTGCCTGGGCGGATCGCAACAGGCACTCAAGCGATTGAACGCAGCTCTAGAGGCTCATTGCCGGGCCACCTACGAGCTGATCGAAAAAGAAGAAGGCAAAGAACCCGAAGATGAGTCCGAGGGCGACTAGCCCAAACCTTGGCCTGATGGCTTAGGGGAAAGACGACAGAGATGGCACGCACAAATGTTACCAAGAGGCAGATTGTAGCTCCGTACAACAAGGCGAACCGCGACGCGATTTACAACAAGTTAGTCGACTTCGATTCTTCGCTCGACGTCAACGACCTGAACCCGGAAAAGCCGACGGTCAGGTTTGCCACCACGACGAACATCACGCTGGCATCGCAAGGACTCGCCGCCGTCGACGGCGTCACCCCCGTCGCGGGAGATCGAGCGCTGGTCTGGCAGCAGAGCACGCCGTCTCAGAATGGCATCTATGTGGTAGGAGCCACGGCCTGGACGCGCGCAGCGGACGCCTCAACGTCGGCGAAGGTGTTCTCTGGAATGGATTGCTTCATTTGCGAAGGCACTCTCTACGGCGGATGTCGTGGGCGACTCGTCACCGCGAACCCGATCACCTTGGGTTCCACGTCGCTGACCTTCGTGGTCTACAAAGGCCCCGACAGCACGGGCGTCAACGGAAAGTGGACGGCCACGGCTGCCCCTGGAAATACCATCGGCGCGTCGGACGTTACCCACATCATCGCCGTTGCCGACGGATCGACGGTACTCGACGCTCTCACGTTGGACGCCACCTACGGCAAGCTCACCGTGATCGATTGCTACTTCCAGAAGAACACGGTCACGGGCGGCGCAACCGATGCGGTGCAACTCTGCACGGATGTAGGCGGAACCACGGCTGTTACGGATTCCCTGGCCCTCAACGGCAAGGCGTCCGGGGCTATCGTCAGGGCCGCAACCATTACGGCGGCAAACGCTGTTTTCGCCGCCGGTGCTCACCTGTACGTGAAGCGCACGCACACCACGGATTGCGGCGGGACACTGTTCGTCACCGGCTACCGCACGGCCTAACCAAGCGGCGTCACAATGGCGGCGCTTACACCAGCAGCAGCAGTCACGAGGGTACTGGAGGCCGTCGGCCGAGTGGACGGCGACCAACAGTGCCCGAGCGCCGCCATTCTACGGAGGCTCGATACGGCCTATCGACGCCTCCGGCATCGCCTCACGTTCGAGTTTCCATCTCTCTACGAGACGGCATCGGGGAACCTTACC